CAATAGCCTTTTCATTTTGTGCCTTAATCTCTTCTGCGCGTTTTGTCCCTTGTCGATACAAAAGATCCTTACGAAGTCCAAATGCCCTCTCAGCCTTTTCACGTTCCTCTTGATAACCACGAATAAGATCATTCATTTTATCGTTAGCACTATCATAATGCTCAGTTGTAAATTTGCTTGGGTTGAAAGGCATCCAACTTCCCATATCACCAACAAATACAGGGAATCCATCTATTTCTGAAATTTCTTTAGCATGGTCATGTGCCTTTTTACTACTCTTAAATGCTCCACGTACCTTGAATGCATAATCAACACGAACATCAGGACCAAAGTGTTCCTTAAGACGATTTTTCAATAAGACTTTATGTTCTTTTTTGTATTCACCATAATGATCCATAAATTCCATGAAAGTTTCTTCTAAAAATCTCTTCTTTTCGATGTTATCGACTTCAGAATCACCTGTAACAGGTGGTTGTTTTTGTAAAAGTTCAATAAGTTCTTCACGCTTAACTGATTCAGCGATAAAATATGCAAAACACAATGTTTCTGCTTCTTCTAAAACAGTACGTTTTGGTGGACAAAAAGAGACACAGAAATGCTTTTGTTTTCTAATTTCTGGATCAACTGTTAGGTAATCTTTCTTTATCGATTTCTCTTTATTCTTAAATTCTTCTTCAATACGTTTTTTGACAATCTTGTCAATCTCCTTAGAATAAACTTCTGACATTTTATATTATATATTATTTGATTAATAAGGTTGTTAACGCACGCAAAAAAAAATTAGAAATAAATTAGATACTCGGAATAAATTCATATCCAGTAATATTACAAATATTGTACCAAATTTGGTCCATATTTTGCAATTTTTGTTTGGATTTAAGAAGTGGAAAATGTTCCAGAAGTTCATCACATGTTCCTATGAGTTCTACACATTTATGCAAAACGTAATTATAACTCGGGAAATTCTTGCGATTTTCTGGACAACATTTCTTAAAAGCAATCTGAATCTGTTTAAACATTTTTTCTAATCGGGCTTCAATATGTGGAGGAATTGTTGGTGGACCTTGACCACCGAGTTTAGTTAGAATAAAAGGAATATGCTCATAATATTTGTTCAATCCGAGTTCCCGAAGAATTTCCTTCATCTTCTTATTATTAATTTTATGCATATTGTTAGAATAAATACCCTCTTCATTTAATTTTTCAATAATCCTATTGAAAATAGCATTAGAAATATCGGTACGCTCTTTGCCCTGACATTGTTCCATACATTCCCTAAAATGAGTAATCTTTTTGTAACTGAAATAATTGGATTCCTGAGGAACCATACCATCAGAATAACTTTGTTTGTTGTCTTCGATAATAGTATGATCAGTAAGCCCACAATTGGTACAAACAATTATTCCTTCCAAAGAATTTAGTTCTCGCTCTTTTTGACAATTATGACACCAATAAATTGTATCATGTTTTTTGGCTTTTGGAGTATAACTGGGATCCAATTTTTTAAGATACTGTTCATATATTTCAGCGCGATCTTCATGTCCACCTTCTGGGCAATAATAATCATAAAGATGTTCCATTGCATCAAGATAATAATCAGTCTCTTCATTATTCGATTTTAGTGAATCAATTTCCTTCGTTAATTCACTAATTTGTGTTTCAAGACTAAATAACTCAATACGCTCCTTTTCGGTTTGTTCGATTAAAGATTTCTTTTGCAATTTCGCTTTCCGAGAGATATATGTAGCAAGTTTCTTTTCCAAAATAGGTAATTGTTCCTGATATGTCTTGTAAAAAGTAGCTATCTCTTTATGCTTGGCACCAAGTGTAAGGTTCCCTAAATCATGTTTAGCATTGATTTTTATACCTTTTTTATGCACCATATATATACTGTACATTTTGTGTTAGTCTTTAAAGTCACACAAAAAAATAAATGTAATTACTTAAGAACAAATAAATCCTGGGTACAATACACGATAAGTGTGATAACCTACTGCACCAACGCCAAGAATACCGACACCAATAAGCATCCGTTTCATACCTTCTGAAGGAGGGGAATCAGGATTTTGAACAACAAGATTGTATCCAACATAAGCGAGTATTAGTCCAAGAATAACGTGGAAAACACGAATTAAAAGTATGCAATCCATTTATATAATAGAACAAATATTTATAAGAAAAGTCGTGCAAACCAGGCAAGACCAAGACCACCAAGTATAAGAACCCACATTGTTTTAGGTGATGGTTTGGGTACAAATTTGACATCAAGGAAATAAGCAGTTCCCCAACTAATTCCAATAATAATTCCTAAAATACCAACAATAAGAAGTATTAATGCTACACCAGTAAATATACCAGCCATATTGTATATTATAATCTATGAATTTTTTTATGTATTTGCGGGGAAGATGATTGTTTAAGTATGCTGTCAAAATTGGTTTACGTTTAACTAAGAATCCAGAAATAATAATAAATGTTGCAATACATTCTTCAACACATGTTTAAACTTAATGAATTTTATTTATTTTATTGAATGAATAAAAAAATTATCCATAAATCCACGTTTTTGCTTTCAAAGATCCACTAACAATTCCAACAATTAATTTCTGCAAGATGACAAAGTTGTTAATACCTGATCTCGCAGAAAAACTGAGGACTGCACAAAGTTGTGGGATATCTTCAAGGAATAACAGGACACCATGTCTTCCACTACTATAATTAGCACATGATCCTCTTCTGGCTTGATGATCTTCTTCAGTAATTTCTTGATTAATAATGTATTTTCTGTGGATATTAAGACTAAACCAGCAACTCCATGTCCAATAATACATGATACAGTTTTTATTACAGTCTTTTCTAATTCTGTGTACTTTTTGGTAATTACACGGGTTTACCATTTCAAAACATGGCGCAACAGTTTCGAGACCAACAATGAGTGCAGATGTAATTAATGCAAACATGGCAACATAACTTTCCCAAATTGTAATTCCATTTGCAGTGTTAAACTTATCAATTTCAAAGATGAATAATAAGTCAGTAAAAATGTCATAAAATTCTGAAGCAGGTTCTACAAATAATAGAACGAAGTGCCAGAGTCTTGTGTACCAAGGATAACCTTGAAAAGTCTTTTGTCCTTCGGGATCTGGATAGAGCATTTGTGTGTGTCATAATTGTAGATATTTTCATTTTTTTATCAATTACCATGACTAATTGCTTCATCCCATAACCAAAGTCCAATACCAATATTTGGAACTGTTCCAAATATAATTAATAATATTCCAAATAGTATATTAATTCCACCTTTAATAAATAGAATTCCAGCAACTATAAGTGATAAAAGACTAATAATAAATATATTAAATCCGTAAAGTTTTAATCCCCCACCATTGGAGAGTTTCACTAATACCCATTGTTTGTATACATTCTCTTGATATTTTTTTGTAAAAAAATTAAAACCATGTTAATGATGGATTACTGTTTGTTATTACATTGGATTTAAATAAAGTGCGATAAATAATACATGTCAAATACAACAAATTCACTTCCTCCACGTCTAGGAACAAGAATAGAATCAAATCCTTGTTTATTTAAAATTCTTTGATTATAATTATTATAATTGTCACCAACATTTAATAGTTTACCTAATTCTACTTCACATTGTAAAATAGCACCATGATGTTGAGCTTTGTGAAATGTATTACTTATATTATCTGCAAAATATATAGCACCTCCAACAATTCCATTTGTTCCTAATTTCATACCATTCTTAATAATTTTTTCTACAGAATCTTTCGATGTTTGATGATAAAGAGTTGTCATTTTTTATATGCTATAAATAATAATCAATTTTATTATGCCTTGTTTAGTGCCTTTTGACACAGTTTGTCAAGAATGTGGGGTGAGATACAGAACTAAGGTATATTGTAAATGGACAAATCTTAGTCAAGCATTTGCACCAGGAAGACAGATTTTGTGTATTGGCGATAATTTTGAATGTAGAACCGATGTTCATTGTTTGTTTGATATTGGTCCACTAAAACAAGGAACTTGTCTAACAATGAGCTTGTATAAAGAGAATCAAAAATTAATTGTTGAGTTGTTTCGCTTTGATGAGAATGTTGTTTATTCTTTTGAACGAGCGTGTCCTGGTGAAGAATTTGTGTATAAAGGTGTAGAAAATGTAGATGTATAAAATTGAAATGGTTCGACAATTATTTCTTAAAAATGACTGATAAGTCACCAAATTATTATATCGAAATTCTAAATAAGTTAAATAATTATACATATATTTCTGTTGCTTTATCGTTGCTTGAAGAAATAGATGATGATTTTACAAAGAGATGTATTAGTTATTATATTAGATTTAATGAATTCAGAAAAAAACATATAAATGATGATATTGAATTCATTAATTTACCGAAAGAATATAAATTATTTTATAATGCTATCGATATAGGTGATGTTAATACTGTAAAATATTACATTAAAAAAGGGATTAATGTTGAATATACACAATTTGGTGTTTTGCCGGCTATTTTTAGAGCTGTTAAAAAATACGATCTTGATATTATTGATTTACTAATTAACAAATCGAATATAAAATTAAATGAAGCATTTCATCAATATAATAAAGAGGGTATTTGTGTATGTATTCCATTAATTGATTATATAGTTAATTTACTTGACAATGAAGAAATTGAAATATTCCTTAAACACGGTTTGAAAACAAATACGATTATTAATAAAGAAAGATATACAGTATTAAATAGTATTATTTCTACACCATATGGTGATCCCAGTATTATTGAATTATTATTGAAATATGATGCAAATGCAAATCATATGATTGAATTTAATGATATTATTATAACTACATTACATCAATGTGTTTTTTCTAATAATTATGACATTTTTGGCATTATACTTATATTATTAGAAAATGATGCTAATCCACTAATTGAAAATGAATATGGAAATAATGTATTAGATACTGTTAAAGATATGAATGAATATCAACAAATAACTAATCTTATTCAAGTATTTGTTGATAAATTTAAATATTCTTCAAGGTGGTATGTTAATGAACGTTATAAACCATACAAATGTATTGATAGTTTAATGATGCTTTCTTATAAAGCCAATAAATTTGTTGGTCTTTCTGAGTGTGAGCTTAAAGAAAATATACGCGAAAAATTAAAATACGAGTATATGTTGAAATTACTCAGAAATAGAAAACGAATTCAGAAATCTTTTGAATATAATATGTGTGAAGTAACAAGCTATTTTTCATCACAAAATAAAGAAAATAATTCACAATTTTTTGAAAAAAGTAAAAAAATAGCTTTATTATGTATAAAATTTAATTACCCAGATCCAATGAATTGTTTAATATATGATTTTTATGTAAATTTACAAATAGATATTTTAATAGACCTTGTTGAGGATGCATATAAAAGAAAAAGAAAATATGTACTTATAGAATTATTCGAATTTCTTGATAAAACATATGTAAATTATATCAAAGATATGAATAATATTTCTATTGAAGAA